GGGTAGTGGGAAAATTCGGATTTTTCAAGTAGTCCAATTATCTTTCTCATTATTATTGCGTAAATACTTTTTGCCCGTCCTTGCCGCTATGTCTTCCATACCTACTATTTCTGAGTGTGCCGTAGGCATCAATGCGGATGGACCAGAATGGGAACAATTGGTGAAGTTTGTTACCTACTTTGGAGTAGATAGAGTTATTGGTGTGGATTATAAGAATTATGATAACTCATTATACCTTGAGGTACTAGAGCGAGCTACTCAAGTGTTTACTACTATCGCCCTATGGTCGGGTAATTATTCTCCCGATGATTTATTGGTTATGAGAGGTTTGGTGACAGATCTCTTGTTCCCTTATGTTGCCTTAAATGGCACATTAATCGGTCTTACTGGCACTAATCCCAGTGGTAACAATTTGACAGCATATCTTAATTCAGTGTGTAACTCATTGTTGTTTCGAGTGTCATATTTCACTGTTAGTGGCACGAAGTGGTGCGTCCCAAGCTTTAGGAGTCAAGTAAAATTGATGACTTATGGAGATGACGCCATTGGTTCAGTGGCACAGACTAGTACATTCAATATGATTCACCATCAGAATGTTTGTGCGTTGTCTGGTATTGTCGTAACTATGTCCGATAAATCCCCAGACATGAAGCCATTTGTTTCATTTGCAGAAACTGACTTTTTAAAAAGGAATAGTCGTTATTGCGCAGATAGAGGAGTTATAGTATCCCTCTTGAGCATGTCTTCTATTTTTAAAATGTTACATATGGCTAAAACAAGTACCATCCTCTCAGTTGAGGAGCAATGCGTTGAAAATATTTGCACTGCATCACGGTACGTTGCGTTCTATGAACGTGAGGTGTATGACGATTTTATAACTAAGTTGAAGATTGTCACTACATCATTCGGGTGGGTCGTTCCCGAATTAAATATAACTTACGACCAACACGTCAGAGAATGGAAACTCAAGTATGAGTCTCCAGATGACATTTCTTCGCTTTCCACAGAGGTTACAACGGATTCACTACCGGATGCCTGTGGTCAGTATGACGATTGGGATAGTGATAGCCCAAATGAGTTTAGTAGCATTTAGGTTGTTGCTACTAAAATACTCGAAGACCTGGTACCTTTCTTTCATTTTTAAAACCCCCTTGTATTCGAACACCGAATCAAAATGTGTTAGGGTCGGATGACCCGAAGATTCACTCACTGGATGATTCACCAGTTAGTGTTATAATTTTAACACCGCAATCAGGACTTGCAAACATGGCTGCTGATAAAGCGCCCGGTAGAATGACTTCTCAGAACGTCGGTTTTGCTGATGGTGTACCGGACAATCGTTATGAAGTTTTGTCCGATATGTCAGTTCCTGTTGCTGGTGGTAATGGTGATGAAATATCTTTAAATGAGTTTATGGCTCGACCAACACAGTTCCTTAGTTTTATTTGGGAGCAAACTGGTGGTGGGTTCATTGAAACTTTCAATCCGTGGACCTTGTTTTTCCGGGAGCCACGTGTTGCTAATAAGATAGCTCATTATGCTCGAATTAGAGCAACATTGCATGTTAAGTTTGTCATTAATGGCAATGGTTTTTATTATGGACGTGCTTTGTGTGGTTATACACCGCGAGCCCTTAATGACGTTTTTACAACGTTGCGTCAAAATTTTTATCACGATCTTATTGGCGCTACACAACGTCCGTATGTACTACTAGACCCTACTACCTCGCAAGGTGGTGAATTGGTTTTACCATTTTTCACTCCTGCAGAGACTATTGATATAGTCAGTGACGCGAGTTGGGATCAAATGGGCACTATAGTTATTACTGAAATGAATCCTCTTCATCATGCTAATGGAAATACAGCTGGTGTCCATGTGAATGTTTTCATGTGGGCTACAGATGTTGAATTATCTGGTTCCACTAGTCAAACCGCTCCTTCATTGCTTCCTCAAGCGGGAGCAATGGATGAATATGGAAAGGGCATTATCTCTAAACCTGCATCTATATTAGCAGGTATTGCTGGGCACTTTATTAATGTGCCCACTATAGGGCCTTATGCTCTAGCTACACAATATGCTTTGCAAGTTACGACTGCTATAGCAACATCGTTGGGTTTTTCACGGCCAGTGAGCGTGGACCCAACTATCCGCAATCGTGTGGAGATATATCCCAATATCGCAAATTCAGACGGTGAGGATCTAGCGACGAAATTAACGATAGATTCTAAGCAGGAGACTACTATTGACACTCGTGTGATGGGCCTAGATGGCAGCGACGAGCTCAATATTAAAAGTCTATGTACTAGACAGACTTATTTATTCTCAGCTGCTTGGCCCACTACTTATGTACCAGGCCAGGTAGTTTTTACTTCTTTAGTTACCCCAATGTTATTTGGTAAAGTCAATACCCCATTTGAATACCATTTAACACCAATGGCGTATGTGGGAGCTTTATTTTCATATTGGCGTGGAACTATTCGTTTTCGCTTTCAAGTTGTTGCTTCTGCACATCACCGTGGTCGACTTAGAATAACGTACGACTCAAAAGGTACTTTTGAAGATGTACCATATAATACAGCCTACTCTTATGTTGTTGATATAGGTGAACAGAGAGATTTTGTTGTAGATATAGGTTGGACATCCCCATTTGGTGCCCTTAGAACTGGAGAAATAGCTGATGGTGCCCAACTTTTTGGTTCTTCCGGAACCCAAGATGTCGTGCCTACTTTTCATAATGGAGGTATTAGGGTTGAGGTGTTATCTCCTCTGACGACACCTAGTGATCTCCCTTCTCCAGCAGTTGAAGTTAATGTCTATGCTTCTACTGGGGAAGATATTGAGTTCTTTGGGCCGTGTGCCCATAATTTAAACACTTTGACCCCTCTACAACCCGCAGGTGAAGAGGAGTTAGAACGCATAGCTGTTAAAATGGCGCCTCAGGCTGGTGAGGCTGTCGATCTATCAGCTGATGGTGCTGAGTGTCAGCCATGTATTGAAACTACTTCAGCGACTTTTGCTGTAAAGCCAGGAGATGCCCATGTGTCTCTATTGACCTATGCTGGAGAAGTTATTCCCTCATTGAGGGTTCTTTTGAAAAGGTATTCCTTCTCAAAAGCGTACATTACTGGTGGTTCCCATGAGTCTCGTGAGATTGTCACTTATCCCACTTGGCCAGGGCCAGATCCAAATGGCTTAGAGCTACGCAATTTTTTACCTTATTCTATGTCAGTTATCACCCCTTTGGGCTGGGTGATGGGAGCCTTTGCAGGTTATAGAGGAGGTATTCGTGTGTTAGCTATTGCTGCTGGAGAGTTAACTCCAAATCTTGGATCTCTCTCCATTAATAATCACATTGGTGATCCAGGCGGGCCACAGTATAGGCATATTCGTTCGAATATACCTGCTGTTAAGCCTTTGGATTCGATTGCTTTAGCTAACAATCAATTTTTGTATGAGGATAGTTTTTGTGGGATGACTACAACTCATCCTCGTTTTCAGCCTAGTGTTTGTGCTGAAATCCCTTACTATAAGTTACTTAAGTTTCTTAATGGTAGGAGAAGTGACCAATTGGGTTTTGATAATGTTGAACAATATACTTCGTTCAAGTTGTCGAATTCAGTTAGAGGGGTG